CTCGCGGGCGATTGTTGGTTCGCCAGTATCTTGAGCCTGCACGGTTCCAAAGAATCCGCCCTGCCCGGCCAGCTCGTCACCTTGGTCGGTGGTGATGACTGCCGCAATCGATCCCTGCAATTTCAAAGCGTCCTTTTCAAACTCGCCGAGCATCTTTAAATCACGGACGTGGTTCAATGCGCGAGCCAGTGACGATCCGCCACGGATTTGATCTGGCCGTTCCAGCTCCATCAAATGAATGACGGTATCTGCGCCCAGCTTGCGATACAGCTCGCCAGTCTGAACTAAGTATCCAGTAGGCTCGCCGAGCTTGCCGAGGAACACTCCGTCAGAAGTTCCGTAGTCATCGCCCTCGCAAACGCGATGACCTTCGACAATTTGCAGCTTACCCTTTTCCGTCATGATGACGAATACATCACCATCCACGTCGATCGATCGCGATAGTGCAAGCAGCATGTCTGTCCAAGTCATGCGCCCAGTAACTTCAGGCGATGGCACTACCACATCGCGCCAGTATTCCTCACACAATCTGCCAAAATCTTGATTTGCACCGCGATACTGCGGCCGGAGTCCTGGGCCAATCGAATAGGTGGCGATCGAATCCACCGCCCCTTTAATCAGCCCGACGTTACGGTACATGTGCCGGGCGAGCTTTAGCAGCTCAACTCGTGTCGCTTCGTTTAGATCTAGGCGTGAATCGCGGGCATGGGCGCCATAGATGACTGGACGCTTACGAGAAAAGCCTGCGCCTTCGTAGGGTTGGAACGTGCTGATGCCTGCACCGAATCCAGCTCCAAACGCTTTGATCCCTGCGCCCATCCGGGCCACGAGTGAAAGTTTCTGTGCCATAATCAGCTATCCAGAATGTAAGAAAATGAGGCGCTGGTGCGTGTGACCTGTACGCCATTTAGGTAATCGATTGCGGCCTGAAATAACTCAACCCGTTCGGTCGGTTTAAGGTCGATCTGGAAGCTGGCCGATTGCCCGCCTGCTGAAGATCCAACCAGAGCACGGCCTGATGCTGCGCCCGTCATTGCCGCGTTGCGGTCAGTGGCAAGGTTAGTCAGGGCGCTTGCGGTAACCCCAGAGGCTTGAGCCAGGTAGTTCGTCGCAACTGCCCGCGTGAGTCTGCGGGAAATAGCCATCACGACGCCACGGGTGTCAACGATTCCTCGTCCAGTGAAGCGGTTGGCCTAATCACTTTTCCATACACGGCAAAGCCAGCCAGATAAGTTTCGCAGTCGTACAAGTGATCCTGCCTGCTTTTGATCCGTATCCATTCGTAATGGTCGCGCCCTGTCTTGCGGTTAATCCGATGAACCTTTTTGTGGCTGCTCATGTGCTCGCGATAGTCCGGGCTTACGTCATGCGCAATTTCCCAGCGTGGCCCCTGCCCTCGTCGCAACCATGCCAGCAGATCCTGACAGGCTGGCGAACTGAGTAGCAGAAGCATGCAGCCCGCGTCAGTGGGTTGCTCGGCTGAGTGTACCGACTTCATCCGCCCGCGTGGCGTTTCGATCCAGTAAGCAGGACGCTCTTCGCCCTTTAATGCCGTGTACTTATAGCGGGCACAGATTCTGTACGAATCGTGCGTCTCATATCCGCTATCCATCGCGGTGTGCTTGGGTTGAACGCCTAACGTGTGCAGGTGTTGCGCCACGTCCTCGATCGTTCGTGCTCGGCCTTCATCGATTAGTCGGCTAGTTCCATCCCTGGCAAACGCCCTCACCACAAACCAGTACTCGTCGATCTGTCTGTCTATGGCAGCCAGTTTAATATGTTCCGTTTCCCAATCTTGCTTTTTCGCAAATGCGCCGGCGGGAATGTCGACTGTTTTATCATCATCAAACTGATCCTCCCACGGCATCGCACTCCATCCGTTCACGAATCCTTGCAAGCCGTGCAGATAATGCTTTTGAGTTAGGAACTGTTTGGCGCAATCGGCAAAAGTGACGGTGGGCGAATACCAGCTAGGCAGTCGCATGCTTCGCCTGCCACGTTCTGCGTTTGGATTTGCCGCCACCCACTTGCCCTGCTCAACGGCTGATCGCCTGTGGCCCTCAGTCCACGGCTCGTTGCATTTAGTGCAATGGTATGCGGCCGTCTCGCCAACTTTCTGTAAGTCCCATTTGCCGTCAGGATTGCGTGCGCTATCCGCCCAGCGCACTTGCCCGAACTCCATCGCCTGCATTTCGCCGCAAGCGTGGCAAGGGACGTGGAAAGTTTCCTGCGTTCCTGCCTGATAGTTCTGCCATATATCGCCCGTGCTTAACGTCGGCGTGCTAGTCAGCACGTGCTTTCGGTTTGGAAAAGCCTTAGTTCGTTCCAGCGCTAGATTGTATGCGGCCGCTTCGCGTTCGGTCGGTGGCGCGAACTTGTCCAGCTCGTCTAATACCGCGATACAGATCGGCCGCGAGCTGATGTTCGCCGGGCTATTCGATCCGACCAGGCTGAGAGTCATGCTGGTAAACTGCATCTCTAAAATTTTAAAATCGTCGCTATCGAATGGAAAAAGCGCTCGCACTGGCTTGCACTTCTCAAAGATCGGAGTGAGTCGCGTTTCGCTGTAGCTCCTAGCCAGATCCGCGTTCGGCATTACGAGCAGTGCCGGCGCTGGATCGTTTGCGATTCTGTACGCCAGCCAGATCGCTAGAGTCAGCGTCTTGCCTGTCTGACTACCCCAGCAAAGACTGACAGTATGGACGCCCGGATCGGCCAGCGCTTCAAGTACGCCCGCCACGTAAGGTGTGTACTTGGTTGAGTAAAGACCTGGGCGAGCGGTGATCCTGCTATCTAGCTGGATGTTCTTTTCGGCCCACTGAATGACGGACGGCGGTGGCTCAAAGTTCCAGCGGTCGCGCTCGCGTTTGAGTAGCTGTTCGGCCGCCTTCACAGCGCTGCCTGCACTTGTCGCATTACTTGCCCCACCTCGTTCTCCACCTCTTTCTGGATCTCGGCGGCTGGCCTATGGGCGCAGATCGGGGCTAGGCGTTTGGGCATGCCAAGCAGTAGCGGGATTAGTGCGTTAGTCCGGCGAGCCAGTATCTTGTCTGCCTCGTCGATCGGCACCATTTTGCCCTCCGCCTCGTTGATGTCCGGCCGGTCGCCCTTCATTTTTCGCAGTGCCTCCACGACGCGGGTGTAATCGCCTATCAGTGACGACCGCTCCGGCCCGCTCGCCTCCTTGGCTGCCTCGCCCAGAGTGGCGGCCAGTGATTCCAGTCGATCGATCTCGCCGTCTAATCCTATCCCGGCTATCGGCTTCATCGGCTTTGCGGCCGCAACCGCCTGCCCTTTCTCAAGCTGGCGCCGAGCCTGACGCAAACCGACGCCGGTGGCGGCGGCTTGAGCTAGGATTGCGGTGTTTGGTCGGCGTCCCATAACGTCATTCAATGTTTTTGCACAAAACTCGAATAATTACCGAATGTCTTTGCCATCGCGACAGATTGCAAAAAGTTAAAAGATTCCTTAGGCACTTACGCAAGCTGGCCTACCTAGGCCGCCCCCCTTAGGTCGTTGTACGCCTTCACGATCGGCTCGGCCTCCGCTAGGAATTGCTCCTTCAGCGCCTTATCCTGGGCGATAAATTTTGCGCCTCTGGACGCAAGCCACTGCCTTGCTTTCATTATTGGAAACAGGAAGTGCTTGGGTTCGCTTGGCTCGCTCATCGTGATGGGGTCGGGCAAGATTCCGATCCGCAGATATGTCTGACGCATAAGGCTTGGATCTGCATCGCCACTGCTCAGTCGCTTTTGCGTGGCTGCGACTTTCTCATATCGTTTGCCAACCTCTTCAGTAATCCCTGCCTCCTCACATATAGCCTGCACGTCTTTACCTTCAGTTCGTGCCACGGCGATGATCTCGCCAGCGTCAGATGCCAGTGAGATCGTCCTGCCTACCAGCTCAATCGCCTTGTCCCGCGTTTCGTTTAGTTTGTTTATTACGGATAGTAGTTTCATTTCTTAATGCCTTTCTTTAGTGCGGCCATGTTGAATTTAGGTGCTTCACGCCGCCGCTTTGCGTGAACGCGGTATGCTCGTTTGCGGTAGGATTCGCGGGCCTTCTCGCTTTTCTGCGATCGTGCTCGGATACCCAACCGATCATAGACTTCTGTGACTTTCTTACTGATCGCCTGCTTAGTTATGCCGTACCGCTTGGCTACGGCCGTCATAGATTCAGGCGAACGGTTAAGAGATATGTTTAAGACCGCATGCCCCAGCGTGTCCGTTCGGTTGGCCATAGCCGGATGATCGGCAGACTTATCCATAAGGT